CAGTACGGCTTCCACCCAAGAGTGGGAATGAGGCTCCGGCATAGCCGGGGACAAAGAGGACTGATTGTAGCAAACCCATCCGAAAGGGTGGTTCACGGTTCCGTAGCTTAGAGGCTTAAAGCGCTCCCCTGTCACGGGAGAGAACGTGGGTTCAAATCCCATCGGTACCGCCAAAGTTTGGGTCTGTAGCTGAGAGTGCCGGTAGGCCACCGGACGGTTAAAGCACTGCCACGTTCAGGCAGAGATCGCGGGTTCGATCCCCGCCGGACCCGCCACCCTTAATGTACACGATAGTAGCCCTTAACCCGCATAAGGATCATTATCGTGTACATTAAACCTCATGCCGATGTAGCTCAGGTGGGAGAGCGCCGCATTCGTAACGCGGAGGTTGCGGTTTCGATTACCGCCATCGGCTCCAAGTTTTCCCCATGCCGTTGTCGTCCAACTGGTTAGGACTCTACTTTGGTAAGGTAGGTATGCCCGTTCAACTCGGGTCAACGGCTCCAAAAGAAAAACGCCACCCCGAAGGATGGCGTTTCGTTTTCGGTCAAGCAACGATTAGAAGTTGCAAATGACGGTGAGGGTTTCCCAACAAATGCTGGTATACGGGATACAGATGATGGCACAGGCTTCCCAACAGTAGTAGCCGTCCGGCAACGGACCTTGTGCAAATGCCGCCATCGTAGCGCCGCCAATCATAGTCAAAGAGGTGAGTAGTTTCTTCATACCGATATTTAGCTCACCAAATTTTCCAAATGTGTTGACATATATGTCAGTCTGTGAGATCCTAGAGGTGGAGATAGACGACACATGACTTTCAAAACCATCCAGACGATTCTTTCCGAAGTGTACGATGCTGGTATCAGCATCTTCGATCCCACCCCGATCCTTTGGGCCGCTGAACGCGCCATCGAAGAGATCGGCGTCGAAGCTGCGAAGCGCGAACTGAGTGCCATCAACACGGTGCGCGAACGTCGCGGGATTCCGGTTGCTGTCCCCGCCTTCGGGCATGTTTTGTTCGCATAACGCCGGGTTTTCCGTAGTGGTCGAACGGGCCGCATTTGTAACGCGGTAGGTAACTCTCAACGTGGGTTCAAATCCCACACCCGGCTCCAAATCAGAAACAGGGCGATCCTAAATGGGTCGCCCTTTTCTTTTGGCCTAAATACCTACATGGCATTGTGGACACTCAACAAACCGCCCGCATGGGCAACTAACGCGGTTGCGACAAACAAAGGATGGATTGACCCGGTGACGGGAGAGATCCTAGTTGCGATTGGCGATTTGTCCGTTCGTCACGGCGGCGGCACGTGTACCCGTGCCATCATCGAAAATTTTCAGGATGTCTACGAAACCGGCGAAACGATCACGTTCAAACTCTTCTTCAATGAAGCTGTCACCGTCGGGGATGGTGAAGGCACCCCGGCCTTCCCGTTTTTCATCGAACAGAACCAAGTCTATGCCGGGTATAGTTCCGGCTCCGGGACTGGCGCTCTGACCTTCACCTACACCGTTATCGATGGGGATGCCGGGCAAGTGACGATGAACGACCCCACGACCCTAGTGGGTACCATTGTCGATGCGGAAAATGCTGAACAGGCCGCGCATATGGACTTCCCGCCGCCCGTCTATCTCCCGACGATCACCGACATTATTGTGACCGAATTCAGCGCCGCGACCAATCATCCCGGTGGTGAAGGTGAGGTCAATTTGATGGATACGGAGATCACTTTCACCATTACATTTCCGTCCAACATTGTCTCTACCAGCGGTGATATCTTTTTGCTGTTGAACGGCGACGATATCTCTTTGCCGTTGGAAGACTACGATGGTACGGACATGCTCTTCAAAACCGTGACCACCAATAGCGATGTTCTAAACGGCCCGCTTGAATTGGGTAGCCTTACGACCACGGGTGAAATTGTGACGGATGATGAAACATACACCACACCCATCGATTTGACTGAAATCACATTCGATGCCCCGGTGGTCGATATTACCCCCATCGTCATTCAGTCTTTGGTACCCGACCGGACACTTATCGATGATGAGAATGACACTCTAAACGTCGTCATCACCTTGTCTGAGACTATCGATGACATCCCGAATTCAGGTTTCTACCTACAGTTCAGCGTGGGTGAAAACACCGACAACATGATGTATGTGTCTCATACATCCAACACAATCACGTTCACCTACCAGTTCGCCAGCGACACATTTAACACGACCAGCGATCCTTTGGTGTTCACCATGGTCGATTTCGATTCGACAGGCGCTATCATTTTCACGACCGGCGATGTTGTCACCGACACATCTAATTTCGTGGTGGGTGGTAGTGTGACTTACCCCACCATCACCGTCGATCATAGTCCCGTAGTGCCTCAGTAATCGCGCCGCGAATATCTGAGATGAATTCCTCGGCGCGGCCCTCGCTGACCAACACAGTGCATTCTACTGTTGAGTCATCGACCGGCCCGCCGCCTAAGATGCGAAAGTAGAACCGTTTGATGTAGTCGTTATGGACTTCCTGAATGCGTCGAATTACGTGTTCGGCGAATGGTGATGTATAGGTGATCCGCCGAACACACAGGTTTTCTTTGAGGGTCATCCCTCTATTCTACTCTACGGTTGTTTGGCAATGACCGCATCAATCAGACCGTAGGCGACGGCTTGATCGGCTTCCAAAATGTAGTCGCGGTCAACATCTTTGGCGATCTTCTCCAACGGCTGGCCGGAAGCATCGGCAAGAATCCCATTCAGGATTTCCCGCATGCGAAGGATTTCCCGCGCATGGATGTCGATATCCGCCGCCTGTCCACTCAAGCCCCGCATGAGCGGCTGATGGATCAGGATGCGGCTGTGGGGCAGGGCGAACCGTTTCCCCTTGGTACCCGCCGCCAACAGCACAGCGCCCATGCTAGCGCATTGGCCAACGCAATAGGTAACGATGTCCGGCTTCACCAAACGCATCGTGTCCAGAATCGCCAATCCCGCCGTGATCGATCCGCCCGGCGAATTGATGTACATCGAAATGTCCTTCTCCGGGTCTTCAGCGGCAAGGAAAAGCAGTTGCGCAATGATGAGGTTGGCTACGTCGTCATCGATTGCGGAACCGAGGAAGATGATGTTTTCTTTCAGTAGCCGGGAGTAGATGTCATAGGCGCGTTCGCCCTTGGCACTTTGCTCCACGACCATGGGGACCAGTGTGTTTTGCATTACCTTTAGTTTATGATGACCCCGAAACCATTCCGTTTTCTATCCCGCCCGGTCGCAAATTGTCACATGCTAAGATACTGATATGGATACCACCATCGACCGTAGAACAGCACTCAAAACCGTCGCCGGAATTGTTGCTGTCTCTTCTCTTCCCGTCGCCGCCGCCAGCACCAACACGATTCCGCCGAAACTGGATTTTTCGTTCTTCCCGGAATTAAAGAAGATCGCTGGTATCCAATTCATCAAAGCGTCTGAGGGTAAGGTCTTCCATATGGTGGTGAAACAGACCGGTACCGAAGATGAACCGGAAATGTCTTTCACTATCGCCAAGCGCAACATCACGGAACCGATGGGACAACGCATTGTCGATTGTAGAGATCCTAAATGTGGGGAAGGCTTGCGGTACACGGCGGTGAAGTATTTGTTGGACGCCGCGACACCCACAACGATGCCCATCACCGATCAGTTTGCTCTGCGTCGTAATGCGGTGATGATCGCACGGGACACCAAGCGCGGGCAAGGTAACACCATTGTCGCCTGTGAAGAAGGATTCAAGATCCTGACGGAACGGGCCGGGATAGAGATTGATCGCCGGGTGATGAATCTATCCGTCATCAAAATCCCGACCGGGATCGTGTCTGATGAGCCGTTCGCCCTCATGGGCTATCATGGTCGAAGTGAATATGACGCGGCGCTGATTTTGGCTGCATTCGTCCCGGAGAACACGGAAGAATTGCTGAATGCTGGAACATACGACGGATCATTCCGCCCGCTCTTCGTCGATGTCGGTATTTCACAATATTGGCTACGTCTAGTGTAGTCGGTGTATAAACACTAGTACAATGTCTTGTCTTCGGGCGTCATATGCCCACATCCATCGCACCCGGTTGGTCCCTGAATTAGCGCTCTTCTATCTGTGGGCGATCTTCTGTTCGTTCATGGCGCTGAATTGGTCGTGGCTGATCGGCATCTTCTCCATTTTCATCTGGTGGGTTGCAATCCCTCAATTCGTGTACCATAATGAAAAGCATGACGCACGAAGAAGCTGTTTCCAGTGGCTTGGCAGAGGGTTACTTGTTAAACCATTTGGAACCCACAACACGCGCCGCGTTTGAAGACCATCTGTTCGGATGCCCGGCGTGCGCTCAAGATGTGAAGGAAACAAACGATTTTATCGACGCTTTTCGTCGTGCTACTGTATAAATATCTGTCACTGCGGGGAAGTTAAGCTGGATGCATATGCTAGCCTCATAAGCTAGAAGTAGGTAGGTTCGATTCCTGCACCCGCTACCAAAAGATTAGGCCCGGTCCACTTGGAACCGGGCCTTCGTGCATTTGGAGAGATTGTTTAGGCCATCATTTCGCGGCAAGCGCGAAGGAAAGCACCCTGATCGTAGTTGTCGTTGCGCTCTTCGTCGCGCCCGTGCTGGTAACCCTTACCTTCGCAGCGGTAGCAGATTCCGCCGGGGCCGGTCGGACGGCCATTCAGCATACCGGTGATGAACTGGCCGGTACCGGCACAGCGACCGCACTTGGGCAACTTCGCAACACGCTCATTTTCCGCCTTGAAGAGTTCGACGGCTTCGGGCGTCATCGGGATCACTTCCCCTTCGTGCGCCGCCCGGTACGCTTTGATCGTGCGATTGATCGCGACGACGTGGGGCGTTTCCCACTTCTTCGATTCGGGATTCCACTTGAAACCGTTCTTTTTGGCGAATTCGCGTTCGGCGTATCCAATCTCAAGCACGAACACTTTGCTGTCGTTGTTTCGCAATGTCAGTCTCATACAACACCAGTATTGCACATTCTGACATATATGTCAACACCCCTTCAACAAAAAAGCCGGTTTCAACATTTGCTGAAACCGGCCCTTTGAGTGAAACGAGTTATTCGTACTTCGCCCGCCAATAATCGACTTCGGCCTGGAGAACTTCGATGTGATCCAACAGGGATTCAATCGTCGGATTCGTCTCCGGGTGTTTGTGGCGAAGCAAACCCAATCCGGCTTGCGATACCGTCATGTCTTCCCGAAGTTGATCGCGCAATTCCATCAGGAGAATGCCAAGCATATTCTTCCCCTGTTGATCCGCACCCCAACCCCAATAGGAATCCGTCGGACTGTCTTCTACGATCTTCTCGTTGCCGGTGCGCAGAAGAATTTGCATGAGATCCATGTGTTGGGTGAACTTTGCGTGGATCGCCTTGCGCATCATATCATCCTTCACCTGTTCCCAATCCGGGCGAAGCGGAAGATCCTTCCGGCGTCCTTCGTCCGCCGCCTCACGCGGGCGCGGTTGATTGGCGATATGGTCGATCCATTGCGGATCGGTGAATTTCATCGCCTGGAAATAGTGTTCGCTACTTTTCCATGCCCGGCCATCGATCACTATTTCCCGGCGGTAGAAGTTTGAAAACTCACCCCACTTATCCAGCACTTTCCAGAATTTAATCATGACTCCATTTTAGGCGATACAGAGTTCGTCGTAAATTTTCAAGACCTCTTCTTTGGTAGCTGTGCCGGGGATGATTTCGACACGGGTACCATACCCATCACCCTCACGGACGGGGAGAAAAATCTGTTGCGGTTGACTGCGAATTTCACCCGTTTCCGCATTGTAATTCACATCGGTTTGGTTGAATTGAGCCATGACCTTTTTCATGTACTCTTCAGCCTTCATTTTCGGAAGGTTGCCGACGCTGATGTAGTACACCGTTTTCTGATTCCGGCTGGTGGCAAGCTGATAAGCCATTTCCATCAGTCGAACTTTGTCGCTGGAGACAGTGGAAGTTTCCTGGTCGGTTTGGGGGATTTCAGGTGTGTCGATGGTTTGGGCAACGACAGTAGCAGCGGTGGCTGCAATCGCGCCGCCTGTGATGGTCGAAAAGATTTGGCGTCTGTTCATGCCGATGTTTATACGCTACATATCCAATGATTCCTAGCCGTATCACAGGGATTAAGGAGAACAAAATACCATGGGAGCATCATCACCCCTTGACAGCATGTACACGCATGCGCACCTACAGGAATACGCCAAATGCGCAATGGAACCTGTACACTTCATTCGCCAGTATCTTCAAATCAAACCCGTCTACAGCGAACGGCAATCTTTTGATTTGTGGCCGATCCAAGAGACATTGGTTCGCCGCCTAGACCGCGTGATCGGCCCGGATTCCATCGAACCCGGCATCATGGTCAAATCGTGCCGCCAGTCTGGAAAGACCACCGTGATGGCCGCGTTCGTCACCCACCGGCTACTATTCCGGCCCAACACCAAAATCCTTGTTCTGACCCGGAGAACAGAATCGTCAGTTCATTTCATGAATCTGGTCCGGGAGAATTTGCAGGACATCCCGCAATGGATGTCACCCAAAATCACAACCATGGATCGCCAGAACATCCGGCTTCAAAACGGTTGTGTTGTGAATGCCGGACCGATCAACAGCCCGCGTTTCCAAGGACACATGTATGACTTCGTAGTCATGGACGATACGGAAATCACCAGTGAAGAAGCCAGTCTTCCGTTGACTCCTCACATCAAACAATTCATCGCTACATCAACACCAGCCTATCGGTTGAATTGGTTCACTAGAGCGTGGGAGACTGGTAAATTGGGGTATGACAAGTTCCGCATCAATTGGACCGATGTCCCCGGTCGTGATGAGAAATGGAAGGAACGGATGATCGAAGTGATGGGGCCGGAACAATTCTTCCAAGAATATGTCATTCCGTACCCCGAAGTGCAATCCACACCCTAGACAGGGCGTGTCAGTGGTTTGGGACGTTCCCTATCGTCGTCATGCCGGTAGATCCGGCGCGGGCGCATGTGAACGTCCCCACCACACCGTTTGCATAGTTCGTGCTTCACCGCGCAATCGAAACAGATAGGATCGGTCGCGGTGCTGTGGTACACCTCTTCTTTGTTACAGATCCCACACGGACGCTCTGTGATAGCCGCGCCGCCCACACGTGAACGAAGGATGTAGTAACAGGTTTTGCATTGGGATGACTTGATTCGCTGGAGACGATCAGGATCATCCAAAAATTTGATGGCCATCGTAGCGGTTGCTTCGCCCGTGGTGCGTGCAAAATCGGTCGCCCGCCGCACGGATACCGAGTCGATAATCGCCGGTCGTTGTTTCATGATGAATAGATTTAGATCCCGACAACCAACGCTACACTATGGAGGTATGCCAATCTACGATCCGGCAGATCACGAAGCCAGCGTCCTGCGATTCTCTGAGGAAGTGGACCGACTCACCCACATGGGGAGAGGAATGCGCGTCATGGAGGCTATCATGGCCCTCATTGACCGGGAACAAATCACCTCTGAACTAGCCGCCACTCTCCTCACTCCAGACATTCGTGATCGCCTTCAAGACGACGCTGAAAAACACCGCATGATTAAAAAGACCACCGCCCGGCTCCGCTTCTCCTAATCCTATGGGTGAAATGCTGTTTGAACCGTTTGAGACTTACATCACACGGGGACTCCTCTATCATCATTTCACGAAACCGAAGTTCAACTTCTTCGCACAGGAAAACAACGTCGCCATCCGCCGCCAGTTCTGGAAGAAATGGAAAGACTCTCCGAACATGCACGGCCTATGGATCAGCTACACCCGGCGCTTCAAAAAGCCGGAAGATATGCGCGATCATTTTCTGTCCGTCATGGTCACTCGGTCACCAAAGGAATACGCCGGTCTGTACGATCTGGAATGCTACCACAAATGGCTCGGTAGACTCCACTCCATGCACGTCAATTTTGACGACGATCTGAACCGGCTCCGGCGCAAAGCAGGATCGCTCAAGAAAGCCATCCGCCCGCCAGAAGGCGAACACCCGGCCCTCTACACCATGCTCATGTCCGGTCAAGTGTCCATGGAGACATTCGGCTGGCTTGCATTCTTCCAACCGAAAATCCTGGATGTCATGGATGAATCCTTCGACAAAACCATGGATCTGGCCTGGAAAGAGAAACGCATGGTCGCGCTCAAATACAGCACCTTTCTCACCCGCCTAAATATCGATCAGAACCGATTGAAATCGATTCTACGGGGGTACCTAGTTTAAGATGATGCTCAAAGTCAGCCCGGAACGGAAGGACTACTACATCCGCATGCTCATGGATAACTTGTGCAAAACACAAGAAGAAAACATGATGATGATCGATGAGTTGGGTAGCTTGCAAGAACAAGTCAAATCCCTCTTCCATGAGAATTCTGATCTGCGACATCGTTTGATTGCGGCTGGCATCGAAGTACCCGCCAGTTGCGTAACCGTAACCGATGTGGAAGAAACTCCCGCGTCTAAATAATTTTTGCGATTCCAAGTCGCATAGTACGATCAAGTCAGTAAGTCATTCCAAAGTAAGTAACCCGGCGGGCGTAACAGCCAAATTCAAGCACGGGGGACAGAAAGGATTTTTCGACGATCAAGTATAGAGGACAACACAAATCATGAGTAAGACACTCGCGCAGTTGAAGGCGAACATGCAATCCAACAAGGATGCCATGCGCCGCAAGATGGACGAAATGTCCGCCGGACCCGCCCGCGTTAAGGACGGTCGGATCTGGAACCTGGAACGGGACAAGAGTGGCGTAGGAAGTGCGGTTATCCGATTCCTCCCCGCCCGTGCCGATGAAGAATCTCCCTTCATCCCGACTTACGACTACGGCTTCCAAGGACCGACCGGGAAGTGGTATGTCGAAAACAGCCTCAAGACCATTGGTAAGGCTGATCCGGTAGACGAAGCCAACGCGCTGTTGTGGGCGACCGAAAACGAAGCCCAGATCGCCGTTGCACGCAAACGCGCCCGCCGTACCCACTACGTCTCCAACATCCTGGTCATCAGCGATCCGGCCAAACCGGAAAACGAAGGCAAGGTGTTCCTGTGGAAGTATGGCAAGAAGGTCATGGCAAAGATCAAGGATTTGATCGAACCGCCGTTCAAGGGTGACCCGTCGGTCGATCCCTTCTGTTTCTTCTCCGGTGCTAACTTCCGACTCAAGGTCAAACCCGTCGAAGGTTACCCGAACTACGATTCGTCTGTGTTCGATTCCCCGGCTCCGCTCTTCGGCGGCGACATGGAAAAGATTCAGGCGGTGTGGGACTCTCAGTACCACTTGAAAGAATTCGTCGATCCGTCGAAGTTCAAGTCCTACGAAGAGTTGAAGAAGCGGTTTGAAGAAGTCATGGGTGAAGGTGCTAACGCCGGGGCCGCGCCCGCTGCCAGCACCGCCGCCAAGTCCGACAAGTCCACCCCCAAGCCGTCCACGTCCAAGCCGGTTATCCCCGCTGACGACGATGAGCCGCCGTTCACCGTTACCAGCGGTAAGACGGGCGGCGGGGCCGCTGCCAAGCCCAAGCAACAGGAAGAGGAAGACGCGTTCGCCGCGCTAGTGGATCGCGACTAGTTGAGTGAACTGAGGTAACCGAGGCCCGGCGGAAACGTCGGGCCTTTCCTTTGCTGTATACGAGGTAGGAAAAGTGGCTGTAGGAAAAAAGAAAGGAAAAGTGTTTTGGGAAAACAATCATCAGACCATTGTTGACATGCGTGCGAACAACAAATCATATTCTGAAATTGCTAGAACTATCGGTGTTCGTGAAAGTAGCATTTGTCTTTTTGTTCGACGAATATTGGGTCCGCAGCAACATACACCATATTCGACACAGAACCCACCGATATTTCCAACAAATTCTTTTTGGTTATATGTACGTGCAGATGAACACAAAAACGGTGTAAGTTATTCTATTGTCAAATGCTCTTTTGTGATTGATGGTAGAGTATGCGATAAAGAATGGTCAGTACGAACATCCGCGCTTATAGGCGGGCATTCGTTAAAATGTCGTGATTGTAATGTGGAGTGTAATAGTAGACGCCCCCCAAAACCTAAAGAACAATGGAGTCCTCTTACCAAGAGTTACAGAGGTGTTGATCTAACGAATGATGAAAAAATTTTCATTAGAAAATACAAACGTGATAGACTAACTCAAAGGAAATCTACAATTCTAGGATCAGCAAAACAGTTACACGTAGCATCTAAAGAGAGAGCAAGACAGGCTGGCATTCCTTTCGATTTGGAAGTAACATGGATCGCGTCCAAAATATCTGATGGTTGTGAAATGACTGGGAGATCATTCATTCTATTCAATGAATCTGGTGGTAGAACAAACCTGGATACCGCATCGCTGGATAAGATCGATCCATCTAAGGGTTACACCAAAGACAACGTAAGGGTTGTTACATGGGAGTGGAACCATTGGAAGAGCGACAAGTCGGAAGCGGAGGCGATAGAACGACTCCTTAGAATGGCGCGGGACATCGAAAAGAAACAGAAGTCGAAGAAAGCCAAGGCGGTCGCCGCCGATGTGACCAGACTGTTTGAGTCGTGATAAACTGTATCATGCAATACGAAGACATGTTGGCGGAAGAGATGGCCGATCTTGATCGCGAACAACCGGGGTGGGACCGCGAATCGCGTGTCGCCACCGCCCGGCATTTCCTCAAGGAAACCAACATACCCAAGGATGTCTTGACTGTCATCTATGGAGAAGACATCATGAAGGAAATCGAAAATGACGTTCAAGTTTGACCTCATGTTGTTCCTGATGGAACAGATCGAAGACATCGGACAGTCTACCACTTGGGAAATCGACACCTTCTATGGGCTGGAACCGGCGTTCCAAAAAACCCAAAAGACGGCAGATCGCGACGTGGACCAATACACCAAAGATGATCTGCACTATCATCTGTTGTTGCTCACCGATTCCAAACACATGATCTATCGGTTGGAAGGTCGGATTTGGACCATCGACCGGCTGACCCTATCCGGTCATCAATATCTTGACTCACTCCGGGATATGTACGCGAACCGTAAAGCCGCCCAAATGATGATGTCAACCTTTTTCACAAGGCACAAGCAATAAATACCGGAATGAAGTCTTTCCGCACCTTCATCACCGAAGGCGATACAAAACAAATCGATCTGGTCATCCGTCGGGGTGCGATCAGTAACACGGGCGCATACTTCGCCATCGTCAACGGTGATTCCACCTATGGGGACTATCACGACAAGAAGGCGCAAAGTCTCTACAGCCTACGCAAATGCAAAATCCTCAACGGGGATGATGCCGCCGCCGTCCATCGGCTGGCCAAAGAAACACTCAAAGACAATCGCCTGAACGATGAGGAAAAGGAACGCCTCTACGACCTCATCAACGATCCGCGCCCGGCCCTAGGCTATATGGATGCGGATGAACTGCCGATGGCTCCAGCCGCCAAACGTCTTGGCTATGACGGCTTTCTGGTGTGGGAGAATGATGACTACTCCTCCCCTAGTTCCGTGTTCGTCTGGAATGTCAAGAAAGTCATCCTTCTCCGCGCCGCTACAAAGAAGTAACGACTACTTGGACAAGGTGTTCAAGAATCTCCGAGCGAAGTCTATTTTCTCTACCGGCCCGTTGATTTTGAAATCGACTCTGAACGTGTTTTTATAGTCGTTCTCTGACCAACGCAATGCTATGGGTCCGACCTTTTCAATGCATACCCGATTGAGCCGGTAGAAATATTCGATCTGAGTATTCGGGTTGTAAAGGACAATCGTCGCGAAGGCTTCATGGTCAGATTTCTCTGTATGCCACTTCACAAACATTTCGTGGATATCGGCGATGATGAGTACATCGATATGCCAAGAATTTTCACTACCTGGGATGGTGGTGCCGGATATGAGAAATGGTAGTTCGTCGGCAATGTTTTCGCTGGCGAATGGTAGATTTGAAAACTTGACTTCAAATAGAGTAGGGTTAATCATACCCCATATCTATACTGTCCGGCGGGAACATCGGCGATCCTTCCCGCAATCCCCACAAATGATCGAAGTAGCTCACGCCGTGGGTGACGATCATTTCGGACCCGGTAGCCTTGACGCAAGGATATACCGTGTTCACAAAATGTTCCGCTGCATCTGGCGTTAATTGGGACATGCTGTCGATTATGATGATGTCCCATTGCATACCAAGAACAGCGCTGTCAGTCGCATAGCCGCCCCTAACAAAAGAGCCATTCCTCAAACGGAAATGGCCCTTGCTGGCTTCAAATGGTTCTTCTGTGAGTAGAGCGACCAGCCGCTTAATCAACGCCACACCGCGCTTCTGTGTGGGAGAACCGAGGAATACATTCAACTCCTCTCCCTGTATCCGTTTGGCGATATAGGCTAGAACGTCTTCAGTGGATGTGGAGCGAAGTAGTTTCATCGATCTTCGTCGGGCGGTTGTGTCCCGTAGTTCAGGTAAGCCTTCGCCTGTTCAATCACGGATTCGGAAATGGGCATCGGCTGTCCAAAATATCGCAACAAATCTTCTTGACTTTCAATCACGATTGTGTCAGTCGTCGTTTTCATCATCACTCTCTTCCCCATCATCGTGACCCTCAAAGACAACCCCATTGTGCGAAATGATGTTCTCCGCATTCGGATCTGACTTCGGTTCGTGCAACGGACAATTGCCGGTGATGTTGATTAGCTCACAGGGTTTGAAGACATATTCACCCGTGACATAGTTGCGCCCGGTCAACGCGCTCTGATGCCCGCATAGGGGCTGTTCTAGCCTCACAGTGAGGCCGTCGTGTTCTTCCCGGAAGAAGATACCCCACCGGCATTCGGAACAGATGGTGGACATCTGTAGCGCTTCTTGTTCATGTGCGGTTAGCATGATAGTGATTTAGATTTCCGTGTATCCAGCCGCCAGCAACGCTTGCCAGATCGGTTCGCCAGCCGGACCCAAATCATACTTGTCGGGCCGGACATTGACATGCGTGAACACTCCCTTGAACGTGTCGAACTTCTCCATGTTGAACTGCATCCGGGCGTCCAGCTTCGGAATCACTTTGGGGATACCATGCCGCTCACAGATGTCGTTACACAACTCCACCGTACGCGTCACCTGTGCCGGGGTGAACGTAGCGTAGAACTTCTCACCCCGATACGTCGCCGCCATGTATCGATCCTTCTCCGACACCAAACAATACTTCGCGGTGAAGTTGCCCGGCCAGAAACACATATGGTCGCCAACCTGTCGCAACGGTCCCGGATTGACAATCTCAATCGCTACCGTCCGCTTGTCATGCTTGTGGTCTTGCGCCCACTTCCCGGTGATCGCCAGATTGTATGCCCAATAGCTGTCGTCGAAGAGTTTGTACACCGTCGCCGCGCCATCGTTACCCAACACATACGGTACCGACATCGGGTAACCATTCGCCTTCGGGGAATTCTCAAATGTCGCAATCGCGCCGCTGGCAGTCGTCCCGGCGGTGAAGTGCAAAACGATTCCATCCTTCGGGAACTTGGTCTGGAAATACATGTTCGGCTTGTGTAGCCGGGTGATATCGACGTTCATCATGCCCGTATTTAGAGGGAATTTTCCGACGATACAATAACGGTATGGAACTGGTTTCGTTGGCTCTGTTCATTGCTGCCGGAGTAGCCGCCGGATGGCTCGGCTATCATTTTGGAAGTTTCTTTCGGGCGTGGGTGGTGGTCGTGGTCACTTTGATCGTAGCCGGGATCTTAATCAATACCCACCCCGACAATTACATCACCCAATTTTTCTATGCCATCTTCGCTATCTACGCGGGATTATTCGTTCTCTGTGCGTGGGCGGGAAACATACCAGAAACGGCGTTTGATGGTTTCTTCAACCTGTTCCTCAAAAACAAAGACCAATAAACAGTATCATGACCGATCAACAGATCGCCCAAATTAGAGATACCGCCATTATGCGGCGGCGAATGATTCGTCGCCTAACCGCCACCCCTTCAGTAGAGAGCGCCGCTGAACGGATGAAGCGCCAACCACATTCCGGGTCGCGTTTGTCTCCCGAACAGCTTGCGGAAAATCTGTTGATGCAAAAGAAGTTAGCAGCATCCATACCTTCGTATTTCCCCAAGGG